CAAGATCATTGGATAATGCCAGTAATTTTAACAGAAATGCGGTCAACTATCTGAACTCAAGTAGAACATTTATTTCAGAGTACAGACCTGTATAACCCATCTAAATAATTTTACTGAATTGTTTAGGATATTATGCCTTTACCAAAAATTTCTACACCAACGTATGAGTTGGTGATCCCTTCTACTAAGAAGAAAGTAAAGTATAGACCATTCTTAGTTAAGGAAGAAAAAGTCCTCATTATCGCTATGGAAAGCGAGGATATGTCTCAAATTGCTAATGCAGTAAAGGACGTAATTAAATCTTGTATTATGACAAGAGGTGTGAAAGTAGAAGAACTTTCCACATTTGATATTGAATATTTGTTTCTCAACATTCGTGGTAAGTCTGTTGGTGAAGAAGTGGAAGTTATGGTAACTTGCCCAGACGACGGATCTACAAAGGTACCTGTCACTATAAACTTGGATGAAATTCAAGTCAAGTTTGACAAGGATCATTCTAGAGATATCAAACTTGATGATACATTGACTCTGAGGATGAAATATCCATCAATGGATGAATTTGTTAAAAATAACTTTACGGTGACTGACGTAAACATTGATGAAACATTCAATGTTATTATGGCATCTATTGAACAGATTTATAGTGAAGAGGAGTCTTGGTCTACAAGTGATTGTACCAAGAAAGAACTTCGTGAATTTGTTGAACAACTGAGTTCAAAGCAATTCAAAGAAATTGAAAACTTCTTTGGAACAATGCCTAAACTTTCCCACTCACTTACAGTAAAGAATCCAAACACTGAAGTTGAAAATGAAGTAGTGCTTGAGGGATTAGCAAGTTTTTTCGTGTGAGTATGGCTCATACGGATCTTGAGTCATACTTTAGAATTAATTTTGCTTTGATGCAACACCATAAATACTCATTGACGGAGTTAGAAAATATGATACCTTGGGAGAAAGATATTTACCTTGCTTTCCTCCAACAATACATTGAAGAAGAAAACTTAAAAGCGCAGCAACAGAATGGTCAGTAGTTTCCCAATTATAGGTAGGAGATCAACGGTATCCACTGCTGCGTTTACCGGTAGGGCAACTGCGCCTGTTCAACAAGATCCAGTAACAACTAAATTACTGAATCAAAATTCATTACAACTTGGATTGGTTGCTACTCAGATAACCAATCTCAACACTCAAGTTGCAAGTCTGAATACAACGTTACAGGCAATAAGCACAGGTTTAGCAACTTCACAAGCAGTTGAAAGGCAGAAAGAAGAAGCAGAACAGGCAAGAGAATCAAGACTGGCACAAGAGCAACTTCGCCAGGGACAAGAAAGTTTAATTGAGAAAAAGATTGAAGCTGCTGCTACAGCACCAGCACAGAAGTTAGCAACGAAAGCATCATTTACACTAGGTAATCTTGGAAAATTCTTTTTATCGCTTGTTGGTGGTTGGTTGACCTCTCAAGCTATTGATGCTATCAATGCTAATGCTGAAGGTAATAAGGATAAATTACAGGAAATAAAAATAAATGTTCTGAAAGGTCTGGGTGTCATTACAGGAGTATTCGTTGCTTCTAGACTTGCACTCACAGCATTGACAGGAGGATTTGGTAGATTAGCTATAGGACTCACTGCAGCAGCTGCTATAGGATTATTCACAACACCAGGGCAACAATTTCTTGGTTTCTTATTGGAGGAAGGTAGAAAGTTTTATGAGAGTATAAGACAAAATGTTCCTGGGGGACAACTCTTACCAGAATTACCACAACAACAACCAAACGCAAATCAACCACCAGGGCAACAACCACCACCTGAACAACAAGGTCAACAACCACCATCTCAACAACCACCACCAGCAAATAGACCACCAGGTAGGGCATTAGGTGGTTTAGTAGAGGGAACACCAGGCATTGATCAAATTCCAGCAATGCTGACTGATGGTGAATTTGTCATGCCTCAAGGTAAAGTGAAACAATATGGTTTAGACTTTATGGAGTCTATTCGTTCTGGTAATACTCTTTTTGCTGAAAATGATAATAAAGATGAGTTTGTTCCAAGAGACAAAGAAAAACCATTTGATGTTAATTTAGAAGCAAAACAGACTGAACCTGCAAATATTCCTTTGGAAGGTGATGCATCAAGAGGATTAGAACCAGGTCAAATAAGTCCTGGTGATACAACACTATCTGAAATGGGATATAGTGTTGATGAAGTTCAGGGGATGATCAATGAAGAGAAATATATCGGTAAAACTGGAAATCTTCCATCATCAAATATTACACCAATAATTAAAGCACAAAAAGTGGCAGAAAGAGTTTCTGAACCACCTCAAGAAGATCCGATTAATATTGTACCAATACCAATTCCACCATCTGGTGGAGGTCAATCTAATCAACAGTCTGTTCCTGCTGCATCTGGAAGTATTGGAGGTATTCCCGTCTTTGCTACAAGTGATTCTTCCAATATGTACGTTTTGACTACAAAAACAATCTTTAACGTTCTCTGATAATGGCACAAAAAGCTCTATTAAAAAATAGTGATAGTTTAGGTAACATCAGAAAGTCCTTGATGTCTTTTGGGGATGGACTGAGAAGTGCTAATTCAACTTCTAGTAAAATAGTATCTGATTTAAATTTAAGTAACAGAGAAAAGCAGAGAGCGATTTTAAGAGCAGATCAGATATTTGAAACAAGAAGACAAGCAGTTCAACGAAGAGAGCGTGAAGACGTAATTGAAGCAGGAAAAATTGGATCTCTTACCACTAGAGCAACAAGAACTATTACCTCCTCAACAAAGGGATTTCTTGGAAGAGTAATGGACTTTGTTGGAACTATTTTTGTTGGTTGGATTTTAACTAATCTTCCAACAATTATCAAACAAGTTCAAGGATTGATTGGAAGAATTCAAGAGTTGCAAGTAATATTGCAAAGTTGGATTGATAATGTTCAAGAGTTTTACACCGACTTCACCGCACAACTTGACACTTTTCTTGAGAGAATTTCCTTCGTTTTAGACGAAACTCCATTGGAGGAGGCTAACAAAAATAACAAGAAACTTAAGAGTTCTGTGAACACAATTGAAAAAGACTTCAATAGAATGATTCAAGGATTCAAAGACTTTGATTTAAAAGAATTTTTATTTGGTAAGAAAGAAGAAACATCTTCTACTACTGGTAGTGGCACTGCTTCAACATCTGCTGGCAGATATACTCCAATTCTAAATGTGATTGGAAAAGGTGAAGGTGGATATACTTCTATCGCACCTGGAGATGAAAATCCAAATCTTACATCTATGACAATTGAAGATGCAAGTAAAGCAGTTGGACTTCAGGGTGGAAAAGGTGCAATTGGTAGATATCAACTAACAGATCCAATAAGACAGGCAACAGAAGCAGGTCTCGATGTTAAGACAGATTTATTCAGTCCAGAAAATCAAGACAAGATTGCAATATCGTTGATAAAAGCACGCGGTATAACAGCGGATATGATCATCAATAATCCTGTTGAGGCAGGAAAAAGACTTGCAATGGAATTTGCTGGTATTCCTGTATTAGCACCAACTCAAGGATATGTCCAATCTGTTGAAAGGGGTCAGAGTTTTTATAGAGGATATAATAACAACAAAGCAGGTAACGTTACACCAGAGGATGTTGAAGCAGCATTCAAACAATTTGCTCAAGCAAAAGTAGCACCAAATGTAAACAGAAGTACAAAATATTCTAAAGGACAAAACATATCTAGTGTTGTTGGACAAAATGCAACAGTGACCAGTCTTCAGGGAATGAGAACTAATCCAATTACTGGACAGCAAAGTTATCACTCAGGTATTGATATTGGTTGTGATCCTGGTCTTTACATCTCATTGAAAGTTGATTCTGAAGTTGTTGGGTCTAAATTTGATCCTGGATATGGAAACGTTATTGACTTGTGGGTGCCTTCTTTAGGTGTTCAAATGAGATTTGCTCATAATAGTAGAATTATTATTACCAGTGGTAGTGTCCCTGCAGGAACTTCATTTGCAATCACTGGTAATACAGGAAGGTCTACAGCACCGCATATTCATTTTGAAGTTGATAGTAGAAGAAATAGAACTGGATACAAGAGCAATATGGTTCCAGATCCATATGTTGCTATGATTGAATTGACAACTGCCGAAATCAAAGGCAATAATACGGCAAGTTCTTTTAGAAGATCTTCAAATCAAACACTTATATCATCAACCGCAAATCGCACAACCACTCAAAAGAACGTAACTCCAGTTAAAAATTCAAGAACTATTCCGATACCAATACCATCTCCAAACAATACAACTCCTCAACAACAACCAGCAATAGGTGGTGGAGGATCTCAATCAATAGCATTCAATTCTGGAGATCAGTTAAATAACTTTGTAAGTCTCATTCTCTTGGCAGAACTAGGAAACGTATAATGTCAGCAGCAACAGATAGTTCCAAGTACGAAGAAATAATCATAGAATCTTCAACTGATAAGAATAGAACTATTGACCTGAGACTTGGTGTTCAGTCAATAGAATATTATGAAGATGTATTCTCACCAACAATAACTGCTAAACTTCTTGTGACTACCACAGGAGATGCAATTGATAATAAGGGAATATATCAAGGATTA